TGAGGAAGGAGATTGGATTGTGGATGCCGGGGCTTTTATTGGGGATCATACGAGGGCATATCTGGATAAGGTTGGTGATGAGGGCTGGGTGATTGCCTTTGAACCTAATGGGAATGCTTTTGAGTGCCTTTCTCATAATTGTCCAGAAGCTGACACGCTTCCTTTGGGGTTGTCTGATTCATCAACTCCTGCAAGGATGCAGTTGAGGGCAAATGCAGGGGCTTCAATTATTGGAGATGAGGGAGATTGGATTCAGTTGGTTGACTTGGATAGTTATAATCTTTCGCAACTTGATTTTATGAAGATTGATGTGGAGGGGTATGAGTTGAAGGCATTGAAGGGGGCAAGGAATACGATTGGGGTTCACAGGCCGAAGATGTGGATTGAGATCAATGAATATGCGCTGAACCAGCAGGATGCTTCTGCCACAGAGATTTATCGGTTCCTAGAGCAGTTTGATTATGATATTACTCCCTTCCCAGAGGATAATATCCCACAGTACGACATTCTCTGTATTCCCAAGTGAGCGTCGATCTATTCATAAGAACCTACGCAGCAGATTGCGGCTGGCTTGAATTTTGCTTCAAGTCTATCCAGAAGTATGTCTCTGGATATAATAAGATTCACATTGCTGTCCCTGCAAATGATTACCCCCGTCTTCCAGATGTGGGTCACTCGGAGGTGCATCTAGTACATGATTCCTGTACAGGTTATCTTGCCCAGCAAGTCACCAAGCTCTATGCCGATGAGTATTGCAATGCTGATTTTATCTGCCATGTGGATTCAGATTGCATCTTTAATGTTCCTCTCAATGTTGAAGACTTGATAGTCGACGGGAAGCCCGTTTATCTCGTCGAGGATGGCGTAGAATCGCCTTGGCCTCCCATTATGCGTAAAGCACTAGGGTGGGATACTAAAACCGATTATATGCGGCGGCATCCCTTCGTCTTCCCTCGCCCTCTGTATGCGGAGTTTAGGGCATGGATGAAGAAAAAGCATGATATGGAGCTAAAGGATTATATTGCTGGACAGCCTCGGCATGAGTTTTCAGAGTTCAACTGCTTTGGAGCTTGGTGCGATAGGTTTAGGCACGATCAATTTGAATGGAAGCATCCTTCAGAGTTCCCTACTTACTGCAAGCAATTTTGGTCATATTCTGGGGTTCAAAACCACATTGAAGAAATTAAAAAACTGATTGAATAATGTGCAAATTTGCAATATTGTTCAACAATGAGCCTAGAAAAAAAGAAACGGGGATTTATCAGAGAAGACGGAATGGTTCTTGCGGCAACGCATAAACTTCCGAATGGCGAGATTTATGAGTATTATGTTACTCCTCAAAAGTTAGAGGAAATAAAATTAAAGAATCGAATTAAAATGCGTAAATACACGCAGGATCACAAAGAAGAAAACAGAAAAAGATCACAGGATTGGAGAGATGCCAACAGGGAAAGATTTAGGGAAATGTGCAGAGAAAATTACAGAAAAAACAAAGAAAGGGTTAGGCTGAAGGGAATTAAGTGGAGAAAAGAAAATATGGGTGCATTCAAAGCATCTCAAGCTAAAAGAAGAGCAAGGGAAAGGAATGCAACAGTACCTTTAACAAAAGAGGAAAGAGGGCTTGTAAGTTGCATATATTCAATGTGCAGGAGGTTGAATGAATGCACCACTCTTGAATTTCATGTTGACCACATTATACCGCTATCAAAAGGGGGATTGCATCACCCAGAAAACTTGCAAATCCTACCCAAGAATATAAATTTGATGAAGGCAACAAGGCTTGACTTCGACGCAAAGAAGATCCTTGCAAGTTAGAAGGTTAGGATCTAATAAGCTGGGATGCCAGCTTCCCCATCCAAAGACGATCCAAATGAGGAAGTAAGTGCAGTAATTAAGCAGTTAAGGGCAATAGCTGGAGAGCATTTTGAAGTAGCCCTTATCTTGTTGAGCAGGGAAGAGGATGGAAGAACAGAGTATTACCACACAGTTCTTGGAAATCATTTTGCAGTTAAAGGCATTGCAGAGGCTTACATGGATGGAGAGTTTGAGCCAATGGATGAAGATACAGAATGGCTGGAAGAAGACTAAACTCCCTTGACCTTATTCAAGAAGGTTAGTAATCAGTAGGATACTCATGCCGTCTCTTACCTTTTCACAGGCTAAAACTCTGTTCGCTCCTTATATTACGAGCCAAGGATCGACTGACCCTGTGGTTGGATCTGCGATTAACTTCGTGAATGAGAGGCTTATCTCCTCTGGGCAATGGCGTGGCAATAGGTTTGCCTATAACTTTACTGTCTCTCAAGACTCCGCAGGAAACTATTACTTCGATACAGTCCCCGGAATTGAATCTGTTATGAGGGTTATTGCCCTTGATACCACCTACATGACTGGTGAGATTGCCGATGTCATGTCTGATTGGTATCCTTGGAACTCAAATGGGATCGGTTATATGTCCCCGACCTATGTTGGGGATACTGAAATCATCCGATTGGGAAACTCTCCTGTTTACCCCCTTCCATCTGGAGATGGATCTGGTCACTACACCTCTGACACCCAGCGTTATCGAGTTATTGGAAAGATCCCAGAGACAAGGACGATGATGTGTTTGGTTCGCAGGGGATATGTTCCCCTTGTTAATGACACGGATGTTGTTGTTCCATCCAACCGTAACGCATACCGTTATGGATGCCAAGCCTATAACTACGAGAACATCAACGAGTTAGAGAGGGCGCAAGTCTATTGGGATTTGGCTTACAAGGCTCTTAACGATGAAAGCATTGCCTTTGAAGAGGGGAGTTCTGAACAGGTTGAGATTCAAATGAAAGCATTCGCCCCCGGCATCATCCAAAACCTAATCTAACATGGCCTATCCGAACACCAACCCTTACCTTCTTAAAAACCCATTTCAGACGGCAATGTTGGGGGTTAGAGATGATTCGGTGTTCGATAGGTATAGCCCATCACCAACCCTCTCTCCAAGTCAAGCCGCCAAGATTGTAGGAAATCCAACAATGGCACAATACAATCACTTTTTAGGGCCAACAGTAGGAAACGCAGAAGATCAAGTCCCGTGGCAAGCAAGAGATCTTTACCAGCCAACTGAAGATTACCTTTCAAACATTTTTGAATTGGCTCCATCAACTGAAGACTTCAATCCAGAAGACACATCTATTCCGTCTTCTAAATCTCCTATCGGAGTTCCATCTGCCCAGAACACAGCACAGAGAGGACAAGCCTCTTCAAATGCTTTGATGGACGCACACAAGGCAGTTCTTGATCTTTCGCAGGGTCAATACGCTGGATTTGAGAAAGACATTAGAGGCAATGTGATTGGTGCGACTGGAAGGGAATACAGAGATCCAGAGTCGGGTAAGGTACTTGCCAAAACAGCAGACTGGAAAGCTGACATTGGAGGTCTTGGTCGCCCTTACACCCCCGGGCTTGACGCATTTAAGAACGCTCAAATACAAAGTCAAAAAGCATCAGCCGCCGCCGCTTCAACACCAGAAGCAATCAAGTCAGAGCAGAATAGGAAGCAGTTCCTTGAATCCCAATATGGAGCAGGAAACATTCCCGCATCATCGTTGACTGCAACACAGCAAACTAGGGCGGCTTCTGGAGCCTCTCCCTTTGCGGAGGCTCTGAAGAAGAAACCAGAAACCAACCCAACCGTTTAATACTATGGCAGGAACACCATCTGGAAGATCTATCGTTCAAGATATTCGTGTCGGAGGAGGGGGATATGGAAGGATGGGTAATCCGTATGCCGAGTCTTTTGCTGGCGATTTAGCCGCATTGAACCTTGGATGGAAGGCTCAAGAACAAGAACGCCTTCAAAAAGGATTTGAACTTTCTGAAGAAAGGGAAAAGCGCAAAGAGGTTGAAGATCAGCGGAGGTATGATTTCCAACAGCAAATGGAAAAAAGAAGGATGGAGCATGAAAACTTCATGCAACAAAGGGCTTATGATCTGGATCTTGCAAAGCAAAAGCATCAAGAACTTCTTGAAAAGGTCGCCGCTCAAAAGGAAGAAAACAATTACAGGACTGGTCAGATCTCCTCTATGCTTGAGTTAATTGACCCTACTGATGAAAATGCTCACAAGCAATTAGAAGAAATTGCATCAAGTGATGATTTTAAGAAGGTTGGGTTGCGACAGGGTGGTAATATGCTTGCCATGCAAATCAACAAGGTAAAATCAAACATTCAAAAGTATAGGCAGGCACAAGAGGCAAAGGCAGACATGGATGCCAAGATGCAACAAGGATGGACTCCAAAAACATTTACTGACGCAAATGGAGTTTCTCGTACAACGCTTGAGCCTCCAAAGGTTGTTGACTACAACAAGCAGGCTAAAGAATTTGAAACCAGATACAAGATTCCTTCTGCCGCACTCAATGTTCCTCTTGGAGCAAGGGCTGGATCTATCCAGACGATGAGGGGTAATATCGTCGATGGCGCATTCAAGCCAGATCCAGAAGGTGAGTATGTAAGGGCTGTTGACAAGACAAACCCAACCAGAAAGAAGGAAGCATTGATCCCATATGAAGACTTCTCTTCTGCACAGCAATCCATGTCTGGCAAATCTCAATCTGGGGCTGGAATGGCGGGAGGAACCGCTTTCTTCCCATCAACTCCCTTGCCTTCACCTACTCCGCAAGCTACAACTGAACAACCCCAGCAAACCCAAAGGTACATCTACGACCCATCTACAGGAAACCTTAATCCTCAACAGTAATGCCTTCCATTGTTCAGATCCCCAGCGTGGGGGAAGTTGAGTTTCCAGAGGGGATGTCCAAAGAGGAAATATCTTCGGCAGTTAAAGGAATTTTATCCAAACAAAAAGGAGGTGAACAAAACAATGAACCATATCAGCCACAAGCCAACCCGCAAGGCAATGAGGGACGAACACCCGACCAACAAAGCCAGCCTTCCTCTGAAGGAGGGTCACAAGCCGTCGATCAATCCAGTAGACGGGACGGGCAAGAGCGTATCGGGAGTGTCAACCCCCGTGATGCACAAGCCCAAGAATTGCAGTTGCAAGTAACAGGCGACATAATCAATCCAGTCGCAAAAGGAGGTGAGTCATTTGAAAAAGATGCCAAAGCAGAAAGCCAACGAGTCCAAGATGCCCAAGGGAAAGAAGATGGGCAAGCAGTACGACCAGAAGGCGATGCGAGGAACGAAGCGGAAGTAAGTAAGGGCGGGGTTCAACCCCCCGCTCCTAAAAGCTTTCTTGAGAAGACTGGGGAAGCTCTTTATGCTGGATATAAAGGACTTGGAACAGCCGCCTCTGAACTCCAGAGATACGGATGGGATCTATCCAAGGGAGTTAATCCTGTTGTAACGGCTGCCAAAGACGCTGAATTTATTTTTGGCAAGAACCCCTTCTCTGACAAGGTTGCTCAAAAGGTTCAAGAGGGGGATAAGTATTTTGCAGATATGGTTGCTGGCAGTCAGATGACTCCAGAGGAGGCTCAAAGCCCTGTCAATCAATTTACATTTGGAGTGGGTCACATGATTGGGGATCTGGTGGAAGCCGCCGCAACAGAGGGAGTATCAGCTGAAGCATCTGCATTTAAGGCTGTTTCCGAAGTTCCAATTTGGAAGTCCATTGCAGACAAGGCCGTTCATGGAATGAAAGCCTTTGCAGTTCCATCATTAGTTGCCTCAAATGAAGCCATCGACAAAGCGAAGGCAGAGGGAAAGTCTGATGAGGATGCTCTTGGACTTGGTTTGAAGACCATGTTTGAGACGGAGGCTGGTGCGGCTCTTCCAATGAATGTAAGCTCTGGCTTGAATACTGTTATCAAGCGTGGAGCCAGCCGAATCTTGCAATCCATCCCTCTTGCAGTCGCTCAAAGCGAGTTATCCAAGTCAGTAAACAATGTTTTAAGTAGCGACGAGGGACATGAGAACACAATCAGCGAGAATCTGATTGAAGGTAATTTTGATCTTGCCGCCAAGCAACTAGCCCAAGTTGCTCCAATGGGATTGATGGGTGTTCTTGGAGAACGAGCGAAGGGAGTTAAGGAAGCTGGTCTTCCTGCTACTGCCGCTGTTCTTGAAGGAAAGAAAAAGCCAATAACATTTTCTGTAGATCCGAGTGGGGAGATTGAATCAATCTATAAAACAGCGGAAGAGGCTATTGCCAAGGGAGATAGAACAGCCGCCTCTTTGTCTCTTAACGCCGCGAAAGAAGCTGAATCTGCCGCTGAAAATGCAACTACTCCAGAGCAACAAGCACAAAGGCAGAAAAGATGGAATTACCTTGATTCGCAAATTGAATCTTTACCAGCAGAAAAACCAGAGGCAAAAACCTCGCAACCCACAACACCAGATGCCACTAAAACAGGGGAAGTCAAAGAAGACACTACGGGAAAATATCCGCAGGGAGATCAAGGCGGGCAAGCCCCAAAAACAGGCTATAGCCATAGCCTACAGCCAACAGAGGAAGGCCAAGAAAAAATAGAAGGCACTCGCATTGCCGCCGCCGCATATCGAGATCCCGAAACGGGGATCGTTCATGAAGGCGAAAGCCATGAGGATGCAATGCGGAACGCTGGCAAGACTCCTATTACCGACCCAGCACAAAGGGAAACCAAGGACTTTGGTTATACTACAGACAAGGGAGAGTTTATATCCAGAGAGGATGCTCAAGTCCTAGCCGAGAAGTCTGGTCAGTTCCTTGGGAAGAAAACTGATCGTCCTGTCATGCACAGCCAAGAGGTTGCTCAAGACAAGAAGAAGGAACAGATGACTCGCATTACCCCACAGCAATATGGGCCGGGGGCATCCGCTGGAGCAGAGCTTTACAATAAGGATGTTCAACTCGGAGCGCAGATCGTCCAAGGGAAAAAAGGCATATCCTTTGAAAAATGGCGTGAATTGTTTGAGCCTAGGATGTATGAGGGCAAGTACGAAGAAAGTCAGCTACGCGACCTTTATGAGCGTTCTAAACAGGTCGCAGAGATTGCTGACAGAGGCGTTCCTATCCCAGAAGCAGTAAAGCAGATTGGAGGAAGACCTCTAGCCCCTCGTTCTAAATCAGCCCTTGCCAATGATAAGATAAACGCAACGAGACAATCTATGGGGCTATCTAGGATTGCAGATATTGCCAAAGACACATGGAAGGCAGTTTGGGAAAGGGCAATGTATAAGATCGACGATGATCCATACTACAAGACCAATCTTCTTAACAGGCTCAAGGAAAACCCTAACCAAGCAGTAACGGCTGAAGATGAGGCAATCCTGCACCATGAGATTATCTCTGTAAAAAATAAGTACGATCAAGCGATTGACGCTCTTCAAACAGAAACAGACCCATCTAGGATTGCAGAAAGAAAGGCAGAGGTTCGCAACTTGGAAGATCAGTACGATCAGCTTACATTGCTATCCAAGCAGACTGGAAGGGCTACTGGTCAAGCTCTCAATATGAGAAAGGCTCTAATTGCCGATGATTTTACCCTTCTTGGAATGCTCCGCAAAGCAAAGTCCGAAATTGCTGGAAGGGCAGAAGAGGATGGTGGCGCAGAGCTTTCTGAAGAATCTCGTAAGAAGATCGAAGAGCAAGCCAAGCGAATTGAGGAACTTGAGAAACAGCTTGATGAGCGCACTCAAGCCATGAAGAGCGAGATGATGGATGAGGATCTTGAGGATTTCACCAAGGAAGCCAAGGCTGAATCAAAGGAAACAGACCCGCTTGTTCAGAGAATTGTTGACAAGTTAAGGTCTACTATCAGCGACCAAGCTGAAGCCGCAAGACAGCGTATTGCAGAAAGACAAAAAGGCGGCAAGTTATTTGCCGATGTTACTGGATCTAAAGTAGCATTAGATACAGCCGATTATGCAATCATTGGTGCTGATTATATCTCTAAAGGATTGACTGACTTTGCTAAATGGTCTTCAAAAATGGTTGAAGAATTTGGTGATTATATCAAACCTTATTTGGAAAGAATCTTTAAGGAAGCCAACGATCATATTGATAAACAGGCTGACATCCTTACCCAAAGCTCCGCAGACAAGAGGGCATCTAAAAAGGAAATAAAACAAAAGATCAAGCAGGAGGCCAAGAGAACAGCCGCCAAGTCTCCAGATGAGAAAATCCAGAAATATCTTAATGAGATTAGGGAAGACCCAAATGATTTTGAGAGGGTTGGTAGCCTTGTCCGTAGCCTAGCTAAAGCAGTTCATCAAAAGGCTTATCGCTCTGGCAATGATTTGAACAGAAACCAGTTTGCAGATGCAGTCCATAAGATCGTCTCCAAAGAGATTGATGGATGGACGGAAGCCAATACCAAGGAAGCAATGGTTGGTTATGGAATCTTTAAGAGGCTTTCCAAGGACGCTGAAACTGTTCGCCTTCGTGAACTGAACGGAGAGATTAGAGAGATTGCTAAACAGGGCGACATTAGAAAAGGGCAGGCTCCTAAAAAGAGCGCAGAGTTCCCGCCTAAAGCAGTTGGAGAGCGTATTGAAATCAAAAAGAACAAAGCTCTCATCAAGAAGTTTGGAATCCAAGTAAAAGATCCAGCTACGGAACTCGCTGGCATGATGGACTCCATCAAGAACAGGCTACGCAACCATATTGAGGAACTGAACAGGCGCATTGAGACAGGGGAGCGTCCTCCCAAGAAGATGCCTATTGAATACGATGCCGAGTCAAAGGCATTGAAAGCAGAGCGAGATGCCCTTCAGCAACACTTTGATACCCTTTATGGCAAGTCTGAAAAGACGATGGAAGAGAAGGTAGCCGCTTATGAGATCGCCAATCAAAAGCTGATTGAAGCTAAAACAAAGTTTATTGCAGAGGAGAAGGAGCGTATTGCCGCTGGAAAGAAGATGAATCCAAAGCAAAAGGAGAAGATCACCAGCCCAAAGATTGAAGAGCAGAAAGAACAGATTAATCGACTTAACGAGGAAGCCAAGTCTGTTCGTGATTCTGATTATGCTCGTCGTGAGGAGATCAAAGGAAATGCCGCAGGCAAAAGGATTGAAACAATCCAAGCAGAGATTGCTGGGATGAAGAAGACAAGGCAGAAAGAGCAGACTGTTCCTTCTAAAGCCCTTGCATTCATTCAAGACCGACTTGCCGAAGCAGAGAAAAGGCTTAAAGCATTTAGGGATTCACAGAAGGTAAAAAAGACCGAAGACGAGAAGATCCTGCAAGGTCTCGAAAACAAGAAAAAGTCAGCTGAAGCAAGGCTTTCACAACTCCAAAGTGAAGAGAAAAAGCCATCTGGCGCAAAGCAGATGGTCTTCAACCGAGAGCAGAGGGCTGTTCAAAACGAGATTGATGACATCAATAAGCAGATTAAGGAATATCAAGATGCAAACAAGAAGCGTCTAACTCAAGAGGAGAAGAACATCAATAGCCTCCAACGCAGAATTGATTCTCTAGAGAAGCAAAGGGAAACCAGAGGTGCAAAAGAGGCTCCGAAGGAGGAGGCTTATGTTCCATCCGATAGGGAGCTTGCCCTTCAGAAAGAGCTTGAACAACTTAAACAAGATGTTAAGGGAGACGATTGGTATATTAACAACAGAGAGAAAGTTGCGTTAAATGCCTATAAAGTTCGCCTTCTTCGTCGTAGGGATGAGTATATTAGGAGGTCTGCTGAAAAGGACTTTGCTCCAAGGGTAAAGCTTGAAAGGGCTGTAAACCCAGAGATTGAAAAACTTAAAACTGAATTTGAGCGAGTTAAATCAGAGTTTGAACAGGATCGTATCCTTGATCGCTGGCAGAACAGAAACAACTGGGAGAAAGCCGCTGACTTGGCTATTGCTTGGAAGCGATTTGCAATCCTCTCTTATGCTGGAACCCTAGCAAAGCTTTTCGTAGCCTCTGTAAACATTGCTACATTCAAGATTCCAGCTTATGTATTTGGAAGGCTGATTGCAGAACTCCCCGGATTTAGGGAGATTGCTAAACTCGCCCCAAGTGAGGGTGGCGGGAACATTTCACAGGATGTTAAAAACTACACCAAGGGTCTATGGGAGGGGTTGCAGGAGTTTAAGGATATAGCGATTAAGCAACAAGACTCCAAGTTATCTCTACTTCACAAGGAAATATCTGGAGAAGCTGAAAGCAAGATACCTAAAGGCGCACTTAATATGCCGGGGAAAATCCACGAAGCTATCAAGAATCCAACAAAGTTAGCTGTATATAAGATGTCTTTTGCGCGTCATCTTGACTGGATGCAAAAGAATGGAATTGAGGTGTTTGGCGAGGAAGGAGAAGCCGCTAGGCAAAAGGCAAGTATTGAGGCGTTTAAGGATGCAAATAGAAGTATCTTCATGGAAGATAACTCTGTTGTTAGGTTCTATAATAATATCGTATCTCAAGCTCAAAAGAGTAAAAATAGAGGAATTAGAGGTGCTGGGTATGCGGCACAGGAACTTGTTCCGATTGTTAAAATCCCTACCAATGTTGTTAAACAAGTTTTTGAATATACCCTTGGTGTTCCAATAGGAGGAGTTAGGGGGCTTATGGCATTAGCGAAAGGAGTTGAAAGCCTCTCTCCAGAGCAGGCAAATTCCATATTGAGGCAGATGAAAACTGGATCAGTTGGATTAACCATGTTTGCATTAGGAGCGGCATTGCCAAACTACTTTGGTGGATTTTATAGAAAGAATGCGACTCCAGAAGAAGGAGAACCGGGGTTTGACGAAATGAAAATTGGTGGGTTTGTTATTCCAAAAACATTTATGCACCATCCAGCTTTAATTGCTGGTCAGATTGGAGCAACGATGAGAAAGGTTTGGGATGAAGGTGCTGAAGGTATAGAGGATTCTGAAGGAATGGTAGACCTTGCGGCAAAAGCTGGATACCAAGCAATGCTTGGCGTTGTTACTGAATTGCCATTTGTAAATGTTTCAAGAGATCTCCAGCAAACATTTGATCCGAAGAGAGTTGGAAGCTGGAGTGGAAACTTTGTTCGCTCTAACATCCCCGGATTTGTACAGGAGATTGCAAAGGCAATAGACAGAGATGAGGATGGCAATCTCATTAAAAGAAAACCAGAAGGTTTCTTGGAAACCGTTGAACAGGGGTTGCCTTGGTTGAGGGAAACAGCTACACCTAAATAATATGGCTACTTCCAAAGCTCCTAAACAACCTCCCTTTCCCCATCCTCCATTAGAGATTGGCGTACCCCAGTACCCTAATCCTAATGTTCCAGATTACTATACAAAGAACGGGACTGTAGTATTGGTTGTAAAGGAAAGCACAGACAAGGGAACCTACAACCCCAAACCGCTTGATGGAAGCGTAACATATAGTGGTCGTGATGCAAATAAATGGCCTACCCCCCTATATCTTGTATATCAGAAGCCAACTGAAGATTCTGAATTTGTATATAACTACTATGCAAATGATACTTCTTTGGCTAGTCAGAACCCTTGGAACTATAACATTTCATACAGCGACGAGAATCCATCTTACCCAATTTACCAGAGAGAGTATTATGTTCCTCGCAGTCAGTACGCTTCAGTAGCCATTGGTACAGCTGATCCAACTTTCGGCGGGAATGCTAAAATCACCAAGCAACAGATGGTTGAGCTTGAAGAGGGTAATCCACTTCGTTCAAGATATGTTAAGGTTCAGAGAATCTACGAGACTATCCCCGGCCCTGTTGTTAGCGGATACCAGTACGATGATTTTCTTGATGAGACCATTACCATCAGCAAGCAAACTATTGTTGCTGGCACATCTCCGCTTGCCTATAGTGACGGACTTCTTTCATATAAAGACGAGCCTATTGATTCAATAAAGAGCCAGAGGATTATATCTTCCATTTCTTCTCTTCCATCAAATAGGGTAGAATACAAGACCGCCACTCACTCTTCGCCAACTTTGGTGTTTAGCTTAACAATAGCATATCAGCAGTTTAGCAAAAACCTTACTGATATTAGGCTTAAAATTACACCAGTAACTATTGCGGCACAATCAAGGCAGACAATTCAAAGGATTACCACTAGCTTCTCTTATGGTGCGCCGACACCGCCAGATCCAACGGAGATCCTTTCTCCTCAATTAAAAGATATAGCATATACTGGATATAATCTTAATTTTGATCTGGGTGGAGGTCTTTGCGATACACTTAATTATACTGTGCTTTCTGGATACCAAGGTGGGGAAGCTGGAAGCCCCATCTATGAAACAATCAACATTCCAGAGACTTCTATTTCTGCATCCACATACAATAGTTATATTGGCACATATAAAATAACATCTTTTGAGCAAGAGTATTGGAAATCCAACATTTGGGTCTCTAGGACTGTTGAAACTTATATTGTTTAATGGACTATTACGACTCAACTCAAGTTCCCAAGGGCGGTGGAACAATGTCTGGAAACGGCGTTGGATTTAACAGCATTGGAGGTATTCCAACTATTTCCATTCAAGGAATGAGGGGTGCATTTTTTATTCCAGATAAAAATTCAACATCTTCGTCCCATTCATCTACATACACATTACAAATTTGCGTTGATGGCAATCCAATGAATTTGGATGTCCTTGTTTCTGGAGATCCATATCCAATTTCTTAATATGGCTCATGTAAGCGCGCTTGGGCCAGATAGTATAGGACAAGGAGCTCAAGGGTATACAATATATGTTACCACAGACTCCACCTTGATAGGGGATGGAACCACGCACCCAAAATGTTTTTACCAATCTTGGAATCATGAATTTGTGTATTAACGGAATACCAGCATTATATCCAATACCAATATAATATGGCTAAAGTAACAATGTTGGCCCCGTGTGCTCCTCCACTAGACAATACTATTTATACAGATGGAATGATTGAATTGTCGTATGAACAATTTATTTACTTCGCATTAAAAACTAAAACCGTAACAATTAATTCATTATATTACTCTGGCACGGACTCAAGAGGAGGAAGTTATTCTGGAAGTGGTACAAATCTTCCTTCTGATTTTAATGTTTCGCAAGCAACATCAGAGATTGATTTAGTGTGCGTAAACAATCTTCAATCAAACGCTACATATAACATAGAATCTACAGATCTTTCTTGGAATGATTCTGATGGAAATCCATACGATCCATCTTTTTCGTCAAGTTACGGACTTGTTTCTTTTCAGTGTTTTTTTGATAAAACTTCAAATAAATACTATGTAATTCCTAATTTTAATCTTTCGATTGATTCTAATAATAATGTTCTTCAATCTGTTCTTGCATTTACGGCAGTATATGACTTTTCTTCTCCTACTTCATGGTTTAATTGCGGAAATCCACATGAGCCTTTTCTTGATTGTAAGATTATAGGAGAGGTTGGAACATTTACATATACGACGATTGATTATGGATTGTTTTCTTGCCCCATATATGGAGAAGAAAAAGTGCTGAATGGAATTGGAAATCCATCAATGTCTGTAAATGTTGATGTTACTGAATTATCGGTTTGGCCTTATAGTGCATAAATTCAGTTGACACGCAAAAAGCGTTGTCTTACAACACGCCTACTGAAATGATTCTTGCAATATCCTACCACCAAGGGGATCTGCCCCTAATGACCCGCTGGGCTAACCATGTTGTCAAACTTGGCCCTTATATCAACCACCATCTTGTACTGCTTCCTGTACATGGGGTAGCCACACAGAAGATTGAATCAATCCTCTCTGGTAGCTTCAGCAAGGTGTCGATAGAGAAGTGCTTCCATACTGAAATGGGCTGGCCTGTTTCTTGCAACAAGTCATTTGAGACAATGGCTTGGGCGGCTCTACAGAAGTTTAAGGCTCCCTTCCTGTGGATGGAGCCAGATGCTATTCCCCTCAAGCAGGGATGGCTTAACGATATTGAAGCGGAGTATAGGTCTTTGGGTCGCCCGTTCATGGGAGACTTTGTGGAGATTGCTGGTGTTATGCCAAATGGCGTTAACCACATGAGCGGAGTTGCGGTTTATCCAGCTGACCTACCTCGTCTAGCCCCTTCCATCTTCAACAACGACACGATTGCTTGGGATATTGCCTCTGGCAACCAAGTGATTCGCCAGATGGCAAGGACTGGTCTTATCCACCATGATTGGGTTCCCACTAAACAATGGCGAAGGGAAAAGGTAGATGCCTCTTGCGTGAAAGAAGGAGCAGTTGTATACCATCCCGATAAGTTGGGCGTTCTCTTTAATGATGGTTTATCTCCGAATGGTGTGCAGGGAGATCCTGCAACGGGTGCAGATGTGGTTGCGTCTGATCCTCATGAAACAAAGGTTAAACCTAATCTGTATAAAGAATCGGTAAAGATGATTAACGAATTGTGCGAAAAGGAAGAGCAAAATGAACTTTCCCTCGCCATAGAGCAGATTATTTACAATGCAAAAAACAGCCCCAAAATCAAAAAGCAAGTCATTAACCGACTCATTGCCGAAGGAATCCTCAAAGCTCCCAAAACCAAGAAAGTCAAGCGCACTAGAGCTAAAGTTCGCGGCTCTGTGGAAGTCGATACAGGGGCAGGAGCTAGTTGAGGAGCATAGGTTTCATGCGACAAGAAAATGGAGATTCGATTTTGCTAATCTCGGCACTAAAACAGCTATCGAAATCGATGGTGGAGTGTGGTCGGGTGGCAGACATAATCGCGGAGGTGGTTTTATCAAAGACGCAGAAAAGCTCAATGAAGCCGCTTTTGAAGGGTGGACTGTTTTTAGGCTCGTCGGGAGCGCGATCACGCTTGAGGCTTGCGAGCGGATTAAGGCGTATATTGAAGAAAACAAGTCGTTGACAGATTGACCCGTTGGTGTCATGGTATATCCATGAAACTAAAACGAGGAACAGTAAGAGAAGATGGCATGGTGTTCATGCACATGGTGCGTGGCAAGGAATACTGGGCGACTCCAGAAAAGTATGCGGAGTTGAAAAATAGGGATAAGAAAGCCCATGTTGATTGGCGATCTGAAAACAAAGAAATTGTTTCGCAGAGGAATAAAGCATGGAGGGAGGCCAACCCAGAAAAGGCTAGGGATAACCTTCGTAAGTGGATTTCCAAAAATAGAGAAAGATCAAATCAGCATAAAAGAGAATGGAATAAAAGAAACCCAAACAAAGTAAAATTAACAATTCAAAAAAGAAAAGAAAAAGATCTTGATGGGTATAATACTATGAAAAGAATGGCATCTGCAAAGCGCAGGGCTATAAAATTTGAAAGATTGCACCCCAATCATGATTTTGAAATAGAGCGGGTTCTTTCAGAGCAATGCAAATCTCTTTACAATAGGTTTGGTATTAAATTTGAGGTAGATCACATTGTACCGCTTGCTGAGGGAGGCTGGCATCATCACTTAAACCTCCATGTTATTCCTATGGCTTGGAATAGAAGGAAGCATACAAAAGGGCTAGAATCATTGCCGGAATGTTGGAATCCTTTAGTTAGGTGTTAAAATCCCGTTGCTTTATTACCCACTTTTGGGTTAGTAGCTGTTTTGCGTAGCGGGACTCGCACCCGTAAATATAGGGCGTTATTGGAAAAGTCGCTCGATTCCAAAACAAACTTGGATAGCGCATTTACTTGCACTTTTCAAAAACCTAACAACAAATAATTTATATTATATGGCTTCTATTTCTTGCAGTACAGTTAATGATTTATTCAGCAGGGAGACCAACAGATTCTCCGTCGATGTTTGGGAGCGTTACTCCGTTGATGGGCCATGGGGTCGTCTCACCCGCGTTGGAAAATTCCCGCAGGGAATGGGTACTACCTTGACCGAAATCACGGTTGAGCGAGTCCTTTCCGGCAGTTTTGAAAACAGCTGGGCAAATGTTGGCACTTCTGGTGATGGCATCGCCGATGGCAATGTCTCCAATGGTTGCGTTCCCTCCCCTACGAATCTGTCCTTCGGTCAGACCTATCGTACTTGGAACCTCCAGACCCAGAGCTACCAGACCCCTTGCATCTGCTTGGACGATCTGAAGACCTCCTTCCAGATTGAGTCCCAGATCGCCAAGACCGTCGAACAGCTTACCCAGCTTACCAAGACTGTTCTGGATAACCGCCGTCGTTCTGCCTACCTCCAGATCACCAATAAGATCCAGAGCGGCTACAACACGGAGTATACCTTCAACAGCAATTCCAGCATCCCTTCCACGGCAAGTGGTGGTGATCTGAACTACTGCGTCAATGGTACTTCGGTGGGTCTTCCCGCTCCTAGCTACCAGCTTTCGCAGGATCAGCTTGACGAGCTTCGCGTTGTCCTTATCCGTGATGGTGCTGGACACAATGCGCTCGGCAAGGAGAATGGTGCGCCTGTCCTCGGACTCGTTACCAGCCCCGAAACCAGCCGTCAGCTCCTCCGTAACAACAGCGATCTCCGACAGGACATCCGCTATGCTACTCCTAGTGAGCTTATCGCTCCCCTCGGCGTGGATCGTAGCTTCCAAGGCTACTACCACCTCGTCGATATGGAGGTTCCCCGCTTCACCTACAGCACCCCGACCTACAACTCCTCTGGAGTTCTCACTTCGGGTGGCTGGACGCAGATCTATCCTTTCGTGTCCACAAGCACGAACAAGGGTATCGCGTGGAATCACAACCCTGCATACGATGTTGCCCCTTACGAGGCGGCTTTCATCTTCCACCCCGATGTTTATGAGGAAGCCGTCCAACAGGTCGGCCCGAATATCCCCGGAGCGGCATTCGATGATTATCCGTACTACTACAGCGGCCAGTTCTTCTGGCTCAACATCCGTGATGCCGTGCAGAATCCTCTCGGCAAGATCGGTCGCTGGTTGGCAGTGTTCCAGAACGGAACCCGTCCTATCGCCCCGTATTTGGGCAGAACCATAATTCACAAACGCTGTGCAAATGACTACAGCCAAGTGGGTTGCACCAACAGCTAATAGCTGATCGGTAACTTAAGAGAGAGCCATCCAGAAATGGGTGGCTCTTTTCTTTTCCCCCCTTGACCTCAAGAACGGGAGGGGTTAAAGAATGCGGATGAACAAAAGAAAGCACGGCGATTTAAGGGAGGATGGATTTGTCTTTTGGGGGTATCAAAAGAAGAATCTTTTGTCTGGAGTAAAATATGTTGAGAAGTGGCTTTCCCCAGGGGCATTTGAAAGACACAACACCAGAATACTGAATTATTATAAAAACAACAAAGAAAAGAAACTGGAGTCTTGCAAAAAGTATCACTATCTAAACAGGGATAAAATTAACAATAAAAAACGGGAATGGTACAAAAACAACAAAGAAAAAGTTAAATGAAGGCAACAAAACTGGTTAAAGCACAACAGGCACAAGGCGGCTCAAAAATGCGCTAAAAGAAGGGCTTTCAAAAAAGGAACAGCTTTAAGTTTAACAGATCAAGAAAAAAACTCTATAGCCTCGATTTATAAAAAAGCAAAAGATATGTCTTTGTCCTCTGGCATTCAGCATGAGGTTGACCATATCATCCCATTGTCAAAAGGAGGCATTCACCATCCATCAAATCTTCAAATTTTGACTATCTCTGAAAACAGAAAAAAAGGGGCGAATATCCCATTGACTCAATAGAAATTGTTAAGATATACATCTCTTTATATGGCTCTAATTTTCTCAATCCCTAAAGATTACACTCCTCCAGATGGAACAAAAGAGGGCGAGGAATTTTCTGAAATCGCTTCATTTAAGTTTGATGGCAAGGACATGATGCTCCTTTCCGTTGGGCAGGACAAGACCCCTATCCTCAATCGCAATGTCAAGGAAGAGGAAGGCAAACCCAAGGGTGCAAAGGCGGCAATGAAGGAACAGCTTAAATCTCTTGAAGATAAAAAGGGGTCTGCCAGCATGGAAGACACCGAACAAGCGGAGCAAGAGGGCTAACCGATGAGTAGGGTATTTAACCCTGTTTATTCGTCCCTCACGGACGGGGAGGATATTACGCTATGCCGTATCCTTGAGGCAGTAGGTAGTATTTCCAACTCCTACTCCAACGGAACCCCTCTTTCTGTGGTTTCTTCATCTGGTCTTAATGCACTGGCAGTAAAGGCATCCTCTGGATATGTCTGCAACATGATTGTATCCAACATGGTTTCTTCTGCTAGATTTATCTTACTTTACAATAAGGCCACTACGCCAACACCCGGAACAGACACTCCTGTTTATGTTATTGGAGTTAACGCCAACCAAACGGTTTCCATTCCCCTTGGAAACAATCCTCTTGTTTTTACAAGTGGAATAGGATTATCTATGGCAACATCAGCCGCAGGAAGTGGTAATCTATCCGCTAATGATGTTGTACTGAATCTAACATTTGCCTAAACTTTTATGAGCCGACCTTTCCAGCCTATTGCATCTAGTTCAAAAGACGGAGAAGACATTACGCTGATGCGTATCCTTGAGTCTGTTAGCGCAACTGCCTACAATTACACCCTTTCCAACTACGCTACCGCAGACAAGCCGGGAACGATTGTTATCTCTGATGCCGCTGGGAATACGATTTCCACGCTGACCCTCTCCTACGATGGTTCTAACAATCTCACCTCTGTCGTTCGTAGCTAATGGCTCTTAACGAAAACCTTTTAGCCTACTGGAACCTTAACAATAATGGTTCTGGTGGAGTTTCGTTGGTTGATTCAACGGGCAATGGAAACACCCTTTCAAATCCTAATGATGTAAATTTAGGATCGGGTATTATTGGAGGAGACGCTGTAATAGTTGCTACTTTAGGATTTACTAATGCAACTCATGATTTTTTAAGTGGACTACCAGCGGTATCATTTTCTGGCTGGCTAAAACTTTCTAATGGGGGTGGAAATGCAATTTTATGGGGTGATTCAGTTTCTTCAATAGGTTTTGGAGCAGGGGGTGTTCCCACTCTAAATACAACTATTAACGGAGTCTCAATAAGTGATGGAGATGTAAGTTTAACTGTTGGAGATTGGGCAAATTTAGTTGTTGTATATGATTCTATAAATGGCGTTTCTCAGATTTATTTAAATGGAGACCCAATTAAAACAGCGGAAACAAATGGGACATACGGTGCTGGGGGAACTTCGTATCTTGGGTCGCTCAATGAATATGTTGATTTTTCATTCCGTTATCAAGTTGATGAGGTAGGAGTTTGGGGAAGAGCATTATCCCAATCTGAAGTAACTGCACTTTACAATAACAGTTATGGAAGAACATTTCCTTTTCCTCAAATACCCACTTCCACGCTTTATTACAACAACGCTCAATCTGATGGAGATTGGGGAAACCTTCTAAACTGGTGGCAAGATTCTGGATTTTCTATCCAAGCTACAGCACTTCCTACTGCCACAAACCCTGTAAATCTTTACAGCCAAGTAACACAAAATACTCAAGGTGCTAATCAATGTTTCTGTGCTTCTGCAAATTTTTGGTCTGCTGACTTTGCATACGGACTAACGCTCCAATCCACAGGGGTAGTCAATATGCAGGGAACTTCGGTCATGGCTGGTCATACGACTGATGGCGTGTCCATACACGATTCATCCACGCTTACCGACACCTCTGTTATTGATGCAGATGTTACGATGAGGGATAGCTCCAGAGCTTATGGATATATTGGCGGCAATGCCTATGTTTATTATGATGGAGGTAATGGTCAGTTCCCGATTGGTGGAACAGTTGCAGGAACCGTAAGTTACCTTGGATGGCCTGCAAAAACGCCTCAATGGTTCAACGATCAAGCAACAGGTGGCGCAGATGATGGAGATTTCTCCAACAAGGCTAACTGGTGGACTGACAACACATTTACCACTCGCCCAATCAATGCCGAGGGAACTCAAGAGCTTCCAGATGCCTCCACGGATGTATTTATTGCTCCGAATACTGGAATTTATGCTAATACTGGAACATCTAATCCAACCGTAAATAGCCTTACCGCAACAAGTTCTTATTTATCTAACATTACAATAACAGTTACTAACGGAGCATTTTTTAATGGTTCTGGAAATTACGGAACAAGTAATTCTACAATTTACGGAAATGTTACCTTTGATGGTACATCTTACAATGACCATACTGTTATACATGGAACCGCAACATATAAATCCGCTTCATCTTTACAGCAATCTTGGAACTACAGTTCTCTAGGAAATACCAACAATAGTGATCTTTACGGATCTAGCGGATTTGCTGTAAACATTTCTGGAGGAGGAGGAAGTGGTGGTGGTTTCATTTCTCGATTGCTAAATTTACCTTGGTTCATTAGGTTCTAATATTATGATCGCACTAACTTCACCCATCACTATTTCCCCTGCACCTGTTCATGGTAAGCCCCTTCAGCCAACCACGCTGACTTCTATTGACTACAGCGTGAACTACGACAACAGCCAGCAACAGGCCATTGCTCGTCTCAAGGGGGTTAATGTCTCATTGGTTCTCTGGAATCAGCACACAACTCCTCCATATTCCTCCGTTGGTCAGTTCTCTGATTCCGATACGGATGCTCGTCTTTCCACGCTTCTGAATGTTGCTGGTGGCAATACGGCGATTGAAGCGGCTATCTTGAATTTGTTCCCCGCTCCTGCAAAGTCATGATTCACCACACAGATACAGTCTTGACAGGGTTTATCGGGACTACAGCCCCTCTTGCGGCGGCTACGATAAGCCTTGATCCTGCTCTGGATCTGGAATTGCGTATTCTTTCCCTTGTTATTGGTATCTTTGTCGGCCTTGCCTCGTTCGCTAAACTCATTTACGACATCTGGGCAGACCACAAAAACCGAAACAAATGAACCGATACCAGCTTGCTTGGAGGTATTGCACCACTCTTGGTGAATACTTCTGCGTTTCCGTTAAAATCACCCTTCTTTCCATCTTCGTATGGCTTACTGGATGCGCTCATACGCACTCCAACATCTCTGTAAAGCCAGCTTCCGATAGCATTGCAGCTATCCAAGGGAACCTTTCTGCCGTTGACGGGAAGGCTGTTGTGGTGGAACAATGGCTTAAATCCCACTAATGAAGAAACTATTCCTAGTCATTATGCTCCTCTCCACTCCGGGGATGGTCGCAACAACCATCACCAAGGCTGACATTATTGCTACTGTCGAGCATCAGCGCAGGCTCACGCATGAGGCTCAAGACGAAGCTGCCCTAGCCCAAAAGGAGCTTGCAGTAGTTCAAAGTGCCATTGACGCACAGGCAGAAGAGCTTAATAAGGCCAAAAAGGATCTAGTTGTTATTAAAGAGAGCAGGGACTACTGGAAGAAGGTGGCTGAACGCCTCTTATTCGCGCTTTCTTTGACGGCTGGCATATTGGCTGGTCTTGTGTTCTTTCAGTTCTCTACAGCCATTATTACGAGCATTTACCCCCCTGCTCTTCCTTTTTCCATTCTAATCTCCGTAGGGATTGGAGTTGCAACCTTTGGAGCAGTATGGGCGATTCTCGTAAGGGTGTAATCCAATCGAAGCTGGAGCAAAAGCCACTTGGCTCAAAGAAAGCGATATATGCTCTCTTCGCCTCTATTTGTGTCCTAATTGTTTTTGCTATTTCTGCATTGCTGATCCTCACCCATGCAGAGGTGGCAAAGGACATAACAGAGTTGGCAAACCTTTGTGTCATGTCGTTTGCGGCTCTTGCGACAACACTAATCACGGGTCAAGCAGCTATGGATTGGAAGGCGATGAGCGTTCTTTCTCACATTGATGAAGACGAAAAGATTGACTCTAATCAAGAGCTTCCAGATCAAGTGAACGAGAGGGTTTACAAACCAATGTACTTTGATGACGATAAGGTTTAAAAAGGGAGATACTAGATCTGACGGGTATCGTTTTAAGCAATATAAGAAAAAACCAGATGGGTCTTGGTCAGAGGAATGGTTGTCCGAAGAATCATTTCAAAGGGCTAGGGAATGGCATAAAAGACCAAATGCAAAAGAAAGTCAGAAGAGATGGAATGAAAAAAATATAGAAAAAATAAGGCAATACTCAAGAAATCACATTGCAAAAAACAGAGAAAAATCTAGAGAAAGATCTAGGAATTACGCAAAAAGAAACCCGGAAAAAAGAAGGTCTTTTGAAGCCGAAAGAAGAGCAAGAATTAATAATACATATATTCCTTTATCAAGGGATGAAAAAAGAATAATTCTTTTTATTTACGAATTGGCAACAAGAATTACAAATTGCCTTGGAATACTTCATCATGTAGATCATGTAATGCCGCTTTCAAAAGGTGGAGAACACATTCCCCAAAACCTTCAGATAATCCCAGCATCAATAAATGTTAGAAAAAGGGATAAAGTTAACTTTTGTTATGACAAGTAGATTTAAAAACGAAATCATACCATTTATCTTCAAATGGGAGGGAACGACCTTTGAGGATGATCCGAGTGACCCCGGAGGTGCTACCAAATTTGGAATTGACGCTCGTTCCCACCCCCATGTGGACATAAAGAATTTAACAGCAGACCAAGCTGCCGGCATATACTGGACTGAATACTGCAACCTTCATTGTGATGAGTACGCTCCGCAGTTTGATTGGGTGTTTTTCAACTGCTGTGTGAATTGTGGTGTTGGTCGCGCAACCAAGATAAAATCTGTCTCTGGAGTTGATTGCTCTAAATTTTTAGACCTTCAAGAATCATTCTACAAATCTCTTGCAGAGAATAGACCATCATCTAGGAAGTTCTTAAAAGGATGGTTGGCTAGGACAGAAGATTTAAGGAAAGTGATTGGAATAGCTTGATGCTCTCCGCAGGAGCAGTATGGGGTACATAGGGGTTTTTCACGAACCATGTCAAGCATAAAGAAAAAAAATATTTTTCTTGATGAAGTCACAATTTGTGACCACAAGTACGGAATGAACAACAAAGACCCATACGAAAAAGAAAAGCAACAGCTTGACGAAGCCCTCAATCTTGTGGGATACAAGCTCCGTAAGCAATCATTGGAGTATTCCGAGTTCAAAAGGCTTAAAGGGTTA